GCATTTCCTCGTCCGTCAGTGCAATGCCGGTAGCGTCGAACGCCTTGCCCTTGTTCTCGGGATTGGTTTCCCAAATCTCACGGGCAGTCTCGATTTTCTTAATCAGGGCATCCTCCTTCTGCCGGTCGATCTGCTGCATCTCCTTCTCGAAGTCCAGTTCCATCTGGGCACGCGTCTTCTCGGCACCGTCCTGCATGGCGTCGATGCGAGCCTGTTCCACCTGGTTCTCCATATCCTCAGAGGCGCGCTGCTCTTCCAGCGCGGCAGTGTCCATCAGACGCTGGTATTTCTCGGTCTGTTTGCGAATCCTATCAGCCTTGTTTTCCTCAGCCTCGGTCTGTTTGTCGGTCTTGCCGCCCACCTTCTTAAAGGCTTTTTCGGCCGTTTCAACGCGCGTTTTGGCCTTGGTGTATTCCTCCTCGGTATATTTGTCCTTGTCCTTACTGATTTTATTCAGTTCCTTCTTGGCGGCATTCCATTCTTTCTCCGCTTCTTTGTAGGCCTCGCCATAGGTCTTTTTCTTCTCGGGTGTCTTGTTTTTCTGGCCATCTACCGCTTTGATGAGGGCCTTTATCTGACTTACGGAATAAATGGCCTCGTCAGACAGCGTTCCATCCACATCGATGGGAAGTTTCAGCGTGATATCCTTATCGTCGGCGAGGCCTGAGATACGTTTCTTCAGCACGTCCACGTAATGGTCAAGGTCTTCCGGCTTCACTTTGTCCAGCGTACCGAGGAAAGATTCCTGGATCTTGCCGCCTCGGTCCTTCAGAAGGAGGTCCCTTTCGGCACGCAGTTCCTTGAGCTTGTTTACGTAGCCTGCGTTGCCCTCGGAATTGGCCTTGACCAGTTTTTCGTATTCCGTGATTTGCCCTTGAAGTTCGGAGATGCGGTCTTCCTTTTTCTTGCCGGCACGCTTGTCAATCTCAGCGTTGATTTGCTTTTCGAGTTCAAGGATGTCGGCCAACTTGATTCTCTCGAGGTCGTACTTTCCGAATATCTCGGGGTACTTTTCCGACAGTTTGACCAATGCAAGGAGGCGCTTGCCGCGCTCGGCTGTCTCGTCACGTGCGGTCTCCACCAGCTTCATGACGGATTCGCGCTCGTTGTCGCTGGCTTCCTTCGCTGCCTCCATCTCCCGGTTGAAGCGTTCCTGCACCTTTGTGGCGGATGTGGCTGAATCGTGAAACGCCCATGCGGCGGTGACTAACGTGCCGAGTGCCACAGCGGCCAGCACGTAGGGGTTGGCCAGCATGGCAGCGTTCAGCATTTTCTGTGCCTTCTCCGCCAGCAGCAGGGCCCTGTAGTTGAGTGTCTGCGCCACGGTATAGCCCTTTTCCGCCTCCGTAGCGAGGATAACGGCCACGCGGTACGCTCCGTAGGTCCCAATCATACCCAGGAGAATCTGCCCCAACTTCTCGTAATTCTTCACGGCAGTGGTAGCGAGGGAAATGCCTTCCGTGATAACGCTTTGACCGCTCGTGCCTATCTCGTTCAGGACATCCTGGATAGCGCCTTCCAAGTTACTGATGGCACCGTTTATACCTTTCGACTGCTTTTCCAGCATGCCGTTAAACTTACCGCCTTCCGAGGTAGCGTCCTGGAAAGCCTTGGCCACCATTTCGGCGGAGATGGCACCCTTCGACATCTCGTCTTTCAGAGTGGCCACTGACTTGCCAGTGGTTTCCGCCATGGTGGTGAGCGGATTGAATCCGGCATTGATCATCTGAAGCAGGTCCTGCCCCATCAGTTTGCCCGTGGCGCTCATCTGCGCAAAGGCCAGGGTAAGTGAGTTGAAACGCTCCGCATTGCCCATCGACACGTCACCGATGCTCTTCATGATGGGCATCACCTTCTCCAGGTCCACGCCAAAACCGAGCAACAACTGCCCGCCCTTGGCCAGATCATTCAGAAGCAGCGGGGTCTCCACGGCAAAACTCTTCAGTTCCGAAAAGAAGGCATCCGCCTTGTCCGTATCACCGATAAGTGTACGGAACGAGATTTGAAAGCTCTCAATCTCGCCGCGTGCGTTTACAATCTGCTTGGCAAAGTCCTTGATGGCACTTACGGTAAAGTATCCGGCAATGCCGGCTCCGATGTTGCGGAAGGTGTTGTCGATGCGCTCACCCTCCGCCACGGCCTTGTCACCGATGGATTTGAAGGCGTTCTCGGCCCGCCTACCGTCAGCCAGCAACTGGGTAGTCTCAAGCCTTAATGCATAACTCTCTTTGCCGTTTTCCGTATTCATCGTACAAATTCCTCTTCTTTAGATTGTTTGAAATTATCAGGGTTGTTGGCATCCAGCCGCTCGTTCCATTTCCGTTCTTCCTTGCTTTTGGGCTCATAACTCGGGATGGCGTACCCATACATGATCAGATTTTCGTAACTCATCTCATTCAGGATGTAATCGAGCGTCACGTCCAGGTTCTTCGACATGCCCAATATGATGGCCCAGATGCTGTCGTTCAGGTCGCCTTCCTTGTCTTTCTCAGTACGTTTGCCTCGTTCAGGGAAGTGATAATTGAGAAAAAAAAAGCGATGTGCTGCATATCCAGTGTCTCCTTGATGAGGCCGAGCAGTTCTTCGCCGGAAGCGTTTTCAAGCAGTTCCCTCGAAAGGATGGAACGATGGTCCACTTCCACCTCTTCCGTTTCCCTGAATAGCCCGAAAAAGCGTTTCCTCTCCTTTTTCTCCATGGTGACGATACCCTTCTTGCCCAAGATAAGCGTAGCGGCGATATCGCCAAGGCATTCGCAATCCTTGGCGAAGGCCAGCGTATAGGCCAGCCTTCCGTCTTCCTCTTTCGGGAAGGGCACCTGCATGCCGCTAATCAGTTTGGACACCTCGATGAGCGTGGCCACGGTAGGACGGGCCACCGTGTACTCTTTTCCGCCCAGCGACACCTTGTAAGGTTCCTGAAGGACGGCATCCGACACCTGTTGTTCTATTGTCTTTTCCATTGCGATTGATTGTTATTGCGAACAGCCGGGATTCGGACCCGGTTCTTTCCCCGCAGAGCAGAGGAACGTCTTACCCATAAACGACTGCCCAACCATTAAAGTCCCATTACGGCCTTTATGCGCTCTTCTCGGACGTTTCCGCCTTCTTCTTGGTGAATCTCGAGTACCAATAGCCGGCCGCACCTTTCAGAATATCGAAATCCAAATCGATGTAGTTGCCATCCTCCTCGTTCCAACCGGGCTTTGCGGTCACGCTGCACGCAGGTGCCTTGATACCCTTGGCGCCCACGTTCTTCGGGGTGACCTTGCAGGAGCGGTAGCCGCTCACCACGTGGGTGTTCACCTTCTGCTCACCGTCGGTGCCCACTTCGCTCGACAAGCCCAGAGCGACATACAATTCGTCACTCGGCTCAATCACACGGGTAGAGAGTTTGTATCCTCCCTCAAGGGTTTCCTTGCCCACGGTCTTGCCGCCGGTGGCCTTCGCCTCAAGCGTGTCACCCTCGGTAGCCTCGAGCGTGGAAGACTTGTCCTTGATGGTGCCGACAGAAGTCAGCGAAGCGGCCATCGTGCCGTCATCGTTGGTGATACCCATCTCGATCTCGCACTCCGACCATGCCATAACAATGTTATTATTCTCGCTCATATTCTTTAAATTTAGAATGTTACTCTTTTAAATTCCAGATAAATGCTCACAAAATGCTGGTGCATCCCTTCCTCGGGGAAGGAGCAGGTAGCCTGGTTCAGGCGGAAGGCATATTCGTGCAAAAGGGCATCGTTCAGGACCTCCAGCATGGGTTCGTCGAGGGCGGAGAGTTCGGTGTTGCGTCCTTTATCCTCCACGAGGTTGCCGTTTCCGCAGTCCACATCCTCTGTGTAGATGTTCACATGGATGCGTCCTGTCTGAATCTGCTCGGAATCTCCGGTGGATACGATAACCACCGCGTCTTCCGTCGTGGCGTCGAGGGGGCGCATGCCACTCTTGTAGACCGTGCCTCCTATCTTGCCGTCGAAGAAGTCCACGAGTACCGCATAGACGTCTTCCTCCACCTTCAACATGCTTTTCTTTCCCATATCAAATCAATCCCAGTTTCTTTAATAATTGCGGGATGAGCCTTGCGGCCAGCGTCTCGGCGGAGTCCAGCACGTTCAGTCCGTGAGCCTCCACATAAGCCGCGTATTTCATGCCCGCCACCACTATCAACACAATGCCCGTCGGATATTCGGAACAAAGGCTGGCGATGAATTTCTTGCCTTCCGAAGGACCTTTCGTGGATTGGGTGGATACGGCCTCAAAGCCGCCCCTCTTCACCACGTGCCCATCCTCCAGTACGTAATATCCGGTGGAAGACCTCAGGTTGCCCGTGCGGTCGGTGTAGCGTCTTGCCGTTCTCGCCTCCTTCACGCATTGCAGCCCCACGTAGTCGAGCAACTCGATGCAAGCCTCTATCCGAAGCTCTACCTGCCGTTCCACATACTTTGTGAACCCGCCGCCTGAGGATGTCCTGCTGATTGGCATACGCTATTCCACCGTTATTTTCACATTACCCACGACATCGAGGAACTGGACGTCCTGAACCCGGAACTTGCCCAACTCCGTCCCGCGTTTCGTGGTCAGTACGATATACTCCGCCGCGAAGTCGCAGGTGTCGATGAGCACCACATACTTTGCTTGCGTGAAGGTGCCGCCCTCATAACGGCCCAGCCGGTCGTTCTGATTGACGGTGTAGTTGCAGGGGATGGGGTCCGAAAGGGTCTCCACCGCCTTCACGGGGTTGCCGTTCACCAGTCCCCCGCCTTCCTTCTTCACAATCCGTATGTTTCCGTTCTCGATAATCATAAGTCCTCCCCTTGGTATCCGAACACACCCTTGCCGCTTCCGCCCACCTCCAGGCGGATGGATTCGGCCTTCTGTCTGAAACGCTTCCTGTCTTCATCGGTGAAGCTGTATGATATGCCCGCCTGGGTGACGTTGGGCGCCTCGGACAGAAAGTCGTAGATGCGCGCCTTGGCACGCTTGAATGCCTTGCCCGTCCTAACCTCCGCTGTCAACTCCCCGTTAGGGACCAAGCCCTGCTCCTCGGCCGCGTCGTCAAACACGGCCGAAGGAACCGGGTAGTTGGTCAAGCCTCTCAATGAATTGGAAATCGTCATCATGATTATGCAGTCTTGTCAGCCTCGCCACCGTTCCACTTTGTGGAAGCCACGTTCAGGAACACGAGCGACTTGCGGTTGCTCAATGCCGGCTGCACGTAGGCTTCCGCCATCGTCACTTCAGCCAACGGATTCACTTCCGAATAGCGGGTCACCTTGAAGTAAGAGCCCTGAGTCTGGATGGCCTCCGTGCCGTCCTGAATGGGAACGGGCTTGTAGTAGGTGTAACCCAGACGCGGTTCGGGCGAGAGGGTGACTACGTTTTCGTTCCAGGGCTTCACGGTCTCGCGTGAGCCGTTTTTCTGCTCGATGGTGACATAAGAATCGATGACCAGCAACTGAGGATACTTGTTCTTCTGCATGTAGCGGTTGATGGTATCCAGGTCCACGTTGTCCACGCTGGCCAGGCCCACCGCCTTCAGGATGACACCGGCTACACGGTTGATGGTCTTCTTCTGCATGCAGAGTTCCTCGTAAGCCGCCTGCTCCAGGATGGCGTAACGGGGCTTGTTGCCGCCTTCCTTGGCGATGAGCTTCATGCCTGCGATGATATCACCCAGGCCGTCGGCATTCTCGTGGTCGCTCCAGGGAGCGGTTGAGCCGAGGTAGTGCTTTGCGGGCACGTTAAAGTTCAACTCGTCGCTCTCGGCCATATCGCCGTCGTACTTGGAATTCAGCGCCAGGCGACCGGAAGAACCGATGCGCAGCGCATCCATCTCCACGCGGTAGTCCATACCGTCAGAGCAGCCCTTCACATCATCATACACCAGGTTCACCAGCTCTTTTGCTGCAACGGGGTCATCGTTGCTTGCAGCCAGCACCTGCGCCTCCTGGTACTCGTTCACCTGCAACTCGTCCTTCTGCTTCGCGATGGAGATCTTCGCCAACACGCCGTTCCAAGCACCCACCATCTTGCGGGTCTTGAGGGGCGCCTTCGTGTTGAAGGCCACGCGGTCAGCCGACACGGGGATGCCCTCATCGCCTTCGAGACCCTTGATATCAAACTTGCGGGTATACTTCAGCGGGAAGAGGACCGGCCATGCCAGGCCCTTTCCAGGAGTATAGGAATTGACCTCGACCTGAAGACCGGCACGGTCAATGTCGAATAAGGGTTTATTCATCTCTCCCATAATTATACACGTTTAATGGTTACTAACAGGGCTTCGATATCGCTGCCGATACAAGCCGTTTCCTTTCTCACGTTCGCACCGTTGATCAGACGGACGGGCTGGTCGCCCATACCGCCGAACACGGTATTGCCCAGGATATACTCGGGAGTATAGATGGGCGCTGCCGCCGATGCGGATGCCTTGGCGGCCTGATACAGCGATTCGCCAGCCTTGACGGCCACGCCCATGGTGACGGTCACCACATCCTTCTCGCTGTCGGAACTGTCCACTGCGGTACAAGCCACCGCCTTCTTGCCATAGGCAAGCACGTCGCCCACAGCGATACCGCTGCCCTTGGCGATATTGACGGTAGTGTCCTCGGCAGACACATCGGATACCAGCAGGAAAGACTTGATGACAGCGTACTTGCCGTCACTGTTCTTGCCCACCGCCGTAGTCTCGGGGGCGTCAAAGCCAGGGTCGGCTACAAGGCCGCCACCGGGTTTCTCGGCAAACACCTGTTCGATGCGAACAGGAGCCGCCTCGCCTTCCGAATCGTAGTGAAATCTTTTCATGTCGATTGTCATTTAGTTGGCAGTCCACTGATGGCCGGGGCTGCCTGTTCGGCCTTTCTTGCCTCCGCACGTTCCAGAACGTACTTGTTCATCTGCTCGCTGCCTATCTTGGCGCCGCTCTTGGGAGCGCCTACCGCACCTTTTTCGGCGGAGATGGCAGTCTTCACATCATCGGAGATTTCCTCCATGTACGCGGCAAAGTCCTCATCGTCCTTAAAGGACATGCGGGCATACTGCCGCTTGTACTGGTCCTTCAGTTTGTCGGAGGCACCCTCAAACAATTTGTCGAACTGTGCATTGCGCGAGTTCGCCGTGCGGCCCTTTTCGAAGTCATCCAATCGGGTGCCCATTGAATCCAGACGGTCCAGGATGGTCTTCACATACGAAGGCACTTGCGGTTCGTCTGTCTTCTTTTTACCGTCCGGATTATCCGGCGTGTCAGGATCCTCTTTGTCGGGGTCCTTCTTGTTGGGATCCTCTACGGGTTTGCCTTCCGAAAGGCCGTACTTCTTTTCATAGCCCTTGATGGCCGATTCCTGAGCTTCAGTCACCCGGCTGTCCGTGTAGCTATCGATTATCTGCTGCAGAGTAGTATCCTCGACGAATGTCTTGGCCTCCTCTTCCGACTTGACAGTCTTCGCCCCCTTCGTGGCTATCCTGTCCAACACCTTTTCGTCTATCCCACTCTCTGCGAACTTGGTCTTCAACGAATCTAAGATAGTGCGTTTTAAACTCATCTGTATACAAATTTTTGGTTCATACAAAGCTATATATTATTGATGGAAAATCCATCACATTTGCCAAAATATTAATACAATTTAGTTAATTAAACTCTTAATTAATAACGAGTTTGTCCATGATGGCAAAACTTTCATCCTGATTCTTCGTCCATCGGAGTATCTTGCCCTTGGCAAGGAGGAACTGGGGGATGCCGATGCAGTGCTCCTCATCGTCGTTAAAGGTCGGCTCGTAGACGTCATAGCCGTTCCACTTGCCGAGGTACTTCACATCGTCATAGATACTCTTTTGAGCCATCTTTTTCGCAATTTTAGTTATTTTTTCGTTCATAATGATTGGTTTTTAAAATATTAGTCGTATATTTGCGGTGTTCTTAGGGCACGTTTGCATCGCAAGATGAGGATACCTTCGAGCAGCACCGATTAAGTTCGTGAAATCGCACCTCCACGGATAGTGCGGTTTGAAGAGGGTACTTGTATCCTCTTTTTTTATTTTGATTTTTCCCATAACTTACGGAAGTCGCTTCTAAAATTTTTCGATGAAACAATACGCCTATCTACTTTTATCAATCTCGTTCCCTTTAATAAGAAGACCTCATTCAGTAACGAACTTTGCATAAACGCATTCTTTACTTCATTCGCAATATAGTTCGTATCATTCGTACCAAGAATATCCACAACAATTCGTTCAGACTGCTTTGAACCTTTACTAAGTAAATGATCAAGAGAACTAGCCCCATTCAGTGTTTTACCTTCAAGGCAGAAAATTTTCCCATTGCGTGCCACAACATAGTCTGCACTTTTCCCACTATTTGGATTTGGCATAAGATATACATCCATCTTGTTAGCCAGCAACTTCTTGGCAATCGTTAAGTTCTTCGGCATCTCGTTTTTCTTTAACAACTTGTCAAAGTCGCCCATATTGACGCCAAAAATGGAATTCTTTGCCGTTGAATGATAATTCAACCGTTTGAAACTCTTGCTGCTGATAATCGTCTGAAGGATTTCAACCTTCTCCCTATTGGTTTCCGCCTTGTAATAGTCCTGGATTAACTTCGTCATGCCACGGAACTCATCGGTCGCAACTGCACCCATGCCACCAGCTTTGCTTGCCGCACCGCTAACCGCCTTGCCAGAGGCCTTGGTGAGCACCTTGCCGCAGACCTCCGGATTGGCCGTCAGATTATCTACTCGCAGCACGTACACACGCCTGATTTTGGAGGTGTACTCTTTGGTCATAAAATCAATGGCGCCATTCTGAGGGTCATACCATTGTCCGGTCCCATCTGCAAAGCGTTCGAAGGTAACAATATGACCTTTCTTTCGATTCTTCCAATCCCAATTTACATGGTAGCGCCCAGGCGACGAAGTTGCTTCATTGAACTTCCAATCCATGTGAA